TCCATAACTAGTCGCCAGCAATCGACAACAAACATGATTAATCTTTTTATATATTTCATAGTCGTATATTATACCATAGTTTCATTGTGATGTAAACCCCCTAATTTGTTCAATCACTTTGGGTTCTAATTCCGGATCATTCCACATTCGGTTTAATCCACTAGGGTGAGGAACTTTTAAATGTTCTATATTGTTCTTTGTAAAGTATTTAGCTACGTCATTTCCCATAGCTATAACTCTGGAGTTTTCTATTTGTTTAAGGTGATTAGGATCAGAAATGTTTGTCCAATCCCAGTTTTTAATTCCAGCTTGTATTGACCATTTAGTTATCCTCTTTATTGTTGGTGATTTTTCTGGAGGATGATTGCCGGGTTCTGTTCCTACGTATATTGTTTTCATTCGAAAAATAAATCCAATGTCATTTGTGGGGTGGACGTCCACCCGATTGGTTGTAAAATTGGTTCGATAGCATCTAAGAATGTTTTTTCGAACTGTAGTTCTTTGTCGATATATTGTTCTAATTTAAATTCTTCTGGCAAATAATCTGGGAAAGCAATTACATTTTCTTTTAGTGGGTTTGGTTGCTTTAAGTAAATAAATTTTAGTTTGTCGCCATTTCTAAGGTTTGGATATTTCATTAAGTTATTATCTTTTCTAAACTTGTTGTAAAGCAAAGCACCACGTACGTGGATTGGGGTACCTTTTTTATATATTGTACTTGTATCTGCATATCCGGTTATGTTTTGTGCACCCCGTGGAAAAGCAATCTGATGAGCTGGTAAAGAAAAGAAATGTTCTTTAAATTGTTTTATAGCTGCTTGGACATCGGTTTGTTCTTTAGATATAATAACTTTAAATATTTCTTTTAGTGCTTCTCTGCAAACTTCTGGTGTGGAACTTTTATTAGCTTCTACGCCAGTAGTTTTAATTTTAGGAACTTTATATCTAACACCTTCGTTGTCTACTACATTTAGAATATATCTTTTCTTAGCCAAGTAGATTCCCCTATCAGCTATAACTTCCCGTTTCATAACCATTTTATTAGATAACCCACCAAACTTATCGTAGAATTCTTGGTATGCTTTTTCGAATACTGGTTCTAGTTTCTCTTGGCAAATAGTATCTAAGAAATCTATTTTGTTTTTAGGGTCGAACTTTTCTACGAGATCACCTAAGCCAACATATAAAGAATCTGTATCGATAGTAATAACATAGTCTTTTTTAGTTTTAAGTAGATTGTTTAGGTAATCGTTAATAGCATTTTCGCCCCAACGGATAATAGCTTGACCAGATAGTGTAATAGCTTCTGCTATTCTTTGGTCGAAGAACCTAAAGTATCTATTGCCAAGTGCGCCATAAAGAGAGTTAAGTAGAATCTTGATAGCCATTTGTCTGTTTTCGGCTAAGGAAATTTGTTTTTGTAAATCGAATATCTCTTGTTTCTCTTCTGCATTTTGTAGTTGCTTTTGATATTTAATCATATCTTTTTTAACTTCTACCCTTTCAGTGTACATCTCCTCGATAATCTTTGGAAGTACACCTTGTTTGGAAATATCGAAGTGTTGACCGCCAACTGCGATTGCCACGTTGTCTGGTCTTTTCAGCATTGGCTTAGATAGAACAGTTTCTACATCTAGTTCTGGACTATATTGATTTAGTATAGTTTCTGGTGACATATTAAACTGCATAATGATGGATGGATATAGAGAGTTTAGATCGAAACTAACTACGTGTTTGTGCATACCAACATAAGGTTCTTTAACGTGACCGCCGGGGTAATTACCTTTTTCTGAATCTACTGGGAAGGGAACTATAATATTATCTTGATACAGATCGCGATATATTATAGAATCCCAGATCGCGGTGGTGCCAAATGTGTCGTTATAGTTTACACCACCACGATAAGCTATTGTTATAGCTAAAGTAATTAGTCCCATTTTATCTTCGAAGCGATCGACCAGTTCTACATCTTTAATATTATAATCGATAAACTTTTGGTGATCGGCTTTGTATAGATTGTTTAGAGAGCCATGTTCTTCGTAAGATAGTTTCTCTTCGCCAAGTACTACGTAAGCAATATGGTTAAGGGAATATGATTCTTGTTGTCCGTATGCATAGCCAAACTTTTTAAATACTTCCATATAATCCATTTGGGATATACCTTGGAAGTCGTATGTCTCATCTCGGTTCATAGACTTATAAGCTATTCTAGCTTCTCTACGTTCTACCATTCCCCAAGGAGAAAGCTTTTTAATATTTTGTTCGCCAAGCTCTGGGCCAAATACCCTACGGATACGATTGACCAAATAAGGTATATCGAAGAACTTAGAGTTCCAGCCAGTAATAACATCAGGTGTGTTTGATGGTATAGCCCAATGGTTAATAAAGTCTATTAGTAATTCTTTTTCGTCTGCACACTTTTTGTAAACCACGCGATTGGTTTTCATAATAGTTTTAGATGAGTCGTAGTCGCCTAAGCCCCAAACATAGTAAGTGTTGTCTATATTATTTTTAAGACAGATTGCCGTAACTACTTTAGCTGCTTCGCTTGGCTCTGGGAATCCATCGTCGGATTGAACTTCTATATCGATTGTAGTTACGTTAATTTTGGATCTATCGAATTGTATTTCACCGGGGAATAGGTCGTTGACCAAACAAGATTGATAGCGTGTATTGCCATAGATGTGTCTGCCAGCTACGTGCTGGTTTTCTTGGACCCAGTTTTTGGCATCGCGCATGGATTCGAATTGAACAGGAGCAACAGGTTTCCCATCGAGGGATTTCCATTTGCTTGCTTTGTTGGTAGCTACGAAGAGCGTAGGTTTGTACTTGATTTTCTTTTGTACACGTTTACCATTTTCTATACCTCTGTAAAGAAGCATATTACCATAACGAGACACATTTGTGTAAAAATTCATAATGTATATTATACCACATTTTAGCGGGTATGTAAACCCCCTAACTCAATAAAGTAGTCAGTAATAGTATCAGGGCTATTTCCCACGGTATTAAAATTATTCCGATTGTTATTATATATTTCATATAAGTTCGGGGGAGGGTTTAATCTCCCCCTCCATTATCTAATTCCTAATATGACATTTGGGCCAACCAGACTAATGCTGGTGCTGTTCCTAAGCACACCGCAAAAATCAATATTGGTTCCATAATTTCACAAAAGGTCTTAGCGATTTCATGTAAAGATGTTTCAGCCATATAGGCCTTTATTTGTTCCATGATTTATCTCCAGTAAAAAGTTTTTACACCATCTACTGAGTGTCGCTAATTGACAATTACCCTTTCAGGAATTGTTTCTTTGTTGATGCCCCAGCAGACCCTATTTTGATCTCCCTAGGACGCTTCTCTTCCGGAAGTTCTACTCTGGCGTAAACCACGAGTATTCCATCCATCAAATCAGCACCGTCTATTACGACAAATTCAGAGAGGCGGAAGCTCTTCTCGAATTTGCGGGACGATATACCTTTGTACGCGAATTCACGTTCATCTTTAGGCATCTCACCTTTTACTTTTAAGATACCATCTTTAACTTCAACTGATATGTCTTCCTCTCGGAAACCAGCTAATGCCATTTCGATTAAGAATTTCTCCTCATCGATCTTCACCACATTGTGTGGGGGATAGTTATCTTTGTTTGACTTCCCTGCAGAGTGAATCCTCTCCAGTTCATCTAATAAAGGCTCAAAGCCTACGAATAGCGAACGTGGTACGTTCAATGTATTTCTTACCATTTTCAGTTCCTCCTATTAAATAGCAAGGTTATATGGGAACCGGCCCAATGCCGCATTCCTCAGTAAGTATTTATACAGGTTTACTCTTTAGATTGAGTATTTCCTATATTATACTTTGGACATAACTCCCACTGGGTTTTTTCTTTAAAGGGTATAACCTTTATTTGTCTAAGTGGAGCTACGTCCTTGGCTTGGGAAGGTTTCACCATAGTGACTAATCCCCAATCCGATAACAGCGTAGTAATTGTATTTCTGCGCTGTATATCATTCTCTACTAAATTGGATGGCTTACCGTCCAATAAAAATAATTCTTTAAAATGTACTATAAAATATCTGCCTTGTTTATGTAATATATGGCAAGATTGAAATAGCTTATTGTCTTTACGTGATGCGACCCCGATTCTTGTAAGTGTTTCTCTAATCTTTAGAAAATCATCAGGTTCATTTAATGTGACTTCTAACATATCATCAGGAGTCCATGCTCTAATTTCGTTACTTTGTTCGTCCACCTTTCTTCATCCTATTTTTTATTTGTTTCATCTGGTCGCCTGTAAGAAGGGATAATATAGACTTTGCTTTTTCATTGCTATATCCATAGTATTCTTTTATGCAATCCAAATCTTCTATCTCTGTTGGTTTAACCCATTTAGAGAACCTTTTTTTCTTTGTAATTATATTTATAAAAAAATCGTTTTGAAGGCGCTTATCCAGGTGATGGTTTACATTCATCTCATTAGCATACAATACTGTATCTTTAAAATGTGATAATGTTCTATTTATTAAGAATGGTTGGTATTCTTTTTCAGTTATATCATCTACAATTAGGTCTTTTTTTGTAAAGTTTATTGCATTTATAAAATCAAACGGATTCATCTTCTCCATTCCTGCCACGTGTTTCATTACCATCATAGTTAAGTTCAGTTAAACTTTTTTGGTGCATTTTAAAGTCAAAGTGTTTGTCGACTTGGTCTCTATATTTTTGTTTATATTTGTTTAGTTCTTCTACTAAAGCACCAATTCTGATCTGTGCAGAATGAAGCTGGCTTTGTAGTTCTTTTACATTGTGTTCTAATACCTGAATTTCGTCTATACGTTTCACTATTTAAACTCCGTATTTGCCATTATTTCTGTTAAGCATGCCACGATATTTAATTCATGATCCGCGACAAAGCTATTTTTGTATTGGTAATCTGCTAAGATAAGAACCATTTGCGGGATAGACCTAGGCATGATATAATCATACGAAGTATCATAAAGCTTTCTAAATATAGCAGCAGGTTCGCTATCCATATTATCAGCAACCCATTGTCTCATCTTACGAAAGTCTTTCATTCTAAGAAACTTTATTAAATCATCTATTGAATCATCAGCAAGATTAACCAATATACCACTATCTATAGTTCCGCTAGAGCTATACCTTTGTAATTCGTTAATAATTCTACGCCAATCTGGTTGGTGTTTCATTATTAGTTCTGCAACTACTTTCTGGTCATAAGATACACCTTCACCTTCTAGAATGTTTGTAGCTCTATCCATAAACTGTTTGCAAAGTTCTGGCATATCTTTTTTAGCTATATTAAATTCTATAACTGTGCACCTAGAATGCAGTGGTTGGATTATTCTATTCTTAAAATTACAAGTTAGAATAAATCTACAATTACCAGAGAACTCTTCGATAAATCCACGAAGAGCAGGTTGGGTGGACTGGGGATTTAGATAATCTGCTTCATCTAAAATTACCACCTTGTATCCACCCGAGAGCGAAACAGTACTTGCAAACTGTTTAATTTTGTTTCTTAAAGTATCGATATTACCTTCTTCTGAACCATTAACAATTAGATAGTCTAATCCTAGTTCATTGCAGAGTGCCTTTGCAACTGTAGTTTTCCCCACACCGGCCGTGCCGGTTAGAAGCATATTGTGTACTTCACCTCCGTTAACAATTTGCTCGAACGTTGCTTTTATGTGGGAAGGCAGAATAGTCTCTGCAATCGTAGATGGTCGATATTTTTCAACCCATAAAAATTCTGTCATAGTACCTCCCAACCTTCTACTGTACTTAGTCTAAAACTTCTCCATGCTTCTTTATCTAGAGACCAAACTGGAAAATGTTCCATATTATCTCCGCTAAGATCTATGGTCATTTCTACACCATTTGCTTTTAGAATGTCGGGATTAAGTGTGCAGGGCATTACCCTGATTTCATCAGTATCTATCTTTCGAAAAGTTACTGTAACTGTGCCTTTGAATAAGGCTGCGAGTAATTTATCTCTTTCAATTTTTTCCATAATATATCCTTAATAAAAATAAGTGGGGCCGAAGCCCCACATAGGTTAAGACTCGTCTGAGTCTTCAACAGCTTCTGCTTCCACTTCTGGAACAGCGCCTTCGGGTGCCGGCTCGTCTTTAGGCTGATTAGCCTCTACGAACGCGACGATTCTGGATCTAAGTCCACCGACGGTCTCGAGCTCGGGACCTTCAAATGCGCCTCTCTTAGAGCATAAGTCAACAACTTGAACCATTGTTGCCATGTCACCAAGAGTGATCTGAGGAGCGTCTGCTGCTGGTGCTTCTACATCTGTCATAATATTCTCCTATAGGTATAGACAAATTAAACATCCCATAATTGGCGATGTTTTTCTTTTCATGTTATATTTATACATGAAAATCCGTTGAATTCTCTAAAGCTATAAAATATTCTATTGGGTAATCTTGGTTAGTCCAATTAGATATTTTAGAACTAGAAAGAGAAATATAATAATCTCCAGGTAGCAATTTTAAGTTTGCAATGTTAAAATCAAAGTTAAACTTATTTGGTACCTTTACATCTGCTTGCATAGTTAAATCAAGAGTATATTGATTTGCTGTTGCATCTTTAGCATCATATATTTTAGCATAGGTACTTTCATCTTGGACATAACTTAAATCGCTATGGCCAAGAACCGCTGATGCCTGGTTTATCTTTTTTAAATCTTCTTGAGTTAGATTCATACCAACTTCAGCATTTGGCATAGTAATAGCTTTTTGCGGAGTTGTTAGTATCTCTGGGTTAGAATAATAATACGTAACTTTTTGCGTATCATTTTTTATTGTAACTGAATTTTCACCAAATTCTAATTCTGCATCTGGGATTAAACTTAACACAGATAGAAATTCATTTAAATCATAAATCCCAAATTCAACTGGGAAGTCTTCTACTATATCTGCTTCGGCCATAATCGTTTTAGATTCGGCAATTGTTTTTAATTTTTGTCCTGGTTTCACAACCAAGTTAGGGTTAATCGTTGCAAAGTTTTTTAGAACTGCAATTGTATCTTCTGACAATTTCATGTGTTATCTCCATCTGTATATGGCGCAATGCCCTGCTTGTCAAATTTACCAGGACCATCTGCGCTGTCACGTTTACGTTCTGCAATTATAATAGATGTGCCAACTGCAAAAGCAAAAGCAAATAATAAAAGTACAAAACTAAATAATGTTTCCATAAGCGTCTATTATACCATAGTTTAAATTAAATGTAAATCCCCTATTTGTAAAAAATGTGGTTTTCAATTTGTATTACATAAGTTAAATGATCTGCCCAATAAGGATGAATATAGTCTGCGTGATACCATAAAGCACCTTCTGTAATATCGAAGTTAGAAGATTCGAGAGCTATATCAGCAATACGAATAGACTCTATCCAAGTAACTGAGTCTTTTGGTTCATCAGACTTACCATCGCAGTACCAACTAAATTGACACATACCTCTTTTTGGTATAATTTCTCCTGTCCAAGATTCGTAGTATTCTGCTGTCTGATATACTACATCACATATAGTTTCCGGAAATTGTAAATCACTTACTCTATTTAATGTTACATTTGCAACAGCCATTTTGCCGGCAAACGGTTGGTTACCTGCTTCAAAATAAATGTTTTGTGCTAGGCAAAATCTATCTCCGTTTTCGTCGTATCCGTGTGCTGCGTTTGACCATAAGACAAATCCTAATATGATTGTCATTATACTAAAGTGCATTGGTAAGAACCATTTTGATCCTGAATTAGGTATTTTTATTTTCATTTTTATCGTGCTCGTGTAATGCAATAATTGCGTAATGTAAAACCTTTTGAAGATCTTTTCGATGATCTTCTCTGGTACCTTTCTTTCCATATCTTTGTGCATATTTTAAAATATTACCAATAGAAAAACCTATACCATGACCGCAGTCAGATATAAATTCTGTGGATTGAAACTTGTTTTTTGAATAATGTCCATCGTATGTTTTATCGATGTAATCTTGGAGCTCTTTAATCAGAGCTCCTTCGCTAAATTTATAATCTATTTTCATTATACCTCATCTTCTGTTTGATGGTCAAAGTCTTCGATCTCATCTGTGATAACCCCTGCGTCGACCTTGCTGTAAAGATCTAAGAACGCTGACTTAGTATCATCGTCGAATCTAGCAATACAAAGATCGATAGCCTTTAGTCTATCTGGGAAGATAGAAAAAGTTTGGACAACGTGGCAGAGCCTACGAGTAGAAATAACTTCATCGACGCCATCATCGTAAAATGTTTTTCTAATAATATCTGCCCAAGTAACCAATCTATCTACAAACTCATCGTTTTGTATATCAAACTTATCCATGTGCTTCTTAAGAATTTTCTTTTCTATAGAAAGCGATGGGAATTGCTGATCGACTGTAATTGTAAATCTTTCTAGGAAAGCATCGTCGATAATAGAAGCTGCTGTAAATCTTCCATCTTCTGATCCTTTACCTTTTGTGTTTGCGGTTGCGATAACGTTAAAACCTTTTGCTGGTTTAACCATTTCGCCAGTTTTCTTAACAAGAACTGGTTTGCCCTCGAGCACACCTTGTAAACACATAATTTTGTTTGTAGCCCTATCTATCTCGTCGAGTAGAAGTACTGCGCCATTTTCCATAGCCTTTAAAATTGGACCTTTGCAGAAAACGGTTTCGCCGTTAATAAGCCTAAATCCACCGAGTAAATCATCTTCATCGGTTTCAGGGTTTATTTGGACCCTAATAAATTCTCTGCCTGCTTTCGCGCAAGCTTGCTCGACCATAAATGTTTTACCATTTCCAGATAGACCAGAAACGTATGTTGGATAAAACATTTCTGATTTAATAATTTTCATAATGTCCGTGTAAGGACCCCATGGAACGAAAGTAGGATCTACCTCGGCAAAAGTTCTTTCTTCGTTACCAACTGAGGTAACAGAAGTAGCCATTTGAGCTGCATTAGCCGGGATAGGATCTAATGTAGCTGGTTCTGGTAATAAACCATCTAAAGAATAAGTACCGATCTTAACGCGGTTACCTGGCGTAAGCAAAGGGTAATAATCTTTTTGGGTATAGCCAAAAGACTTAGCAATATCTTCGATGATTGCCCTACGAAAGTCTGTTTGACCTGGGAATTTCTTAGCTATTTCATCTAAGATAATTTTAGTTGATTGTTTCATTTCACTTGGTTTCATAATATATTAACTCCTTATTTTTAATTATTATACGTCTATTATACCGTATTTCTTGGTTCTTGTAAACCCCCTATTTGAACTTTTTTTAGATTTTTTTATCATATTAAGCTACTTCCTTACCGAATGATGTCATAAGAACTTTATTTAATTTTTTGCCTTTAGCATGTTTCTTAAATGCAGATCTTAGTTGTGCATCGGTTTCAGTACCGAAAGTTTCAAATTCCTCGTTCTCGGCTGATAAGGCTTCGCCACCTTTTAGCAGGTAATATTGATCGTATCCAAATACGTTTTGTTTAGAAACACATTTGTTTCTTCTGTATTCTTTAGCAGCTTCTTTTTTGAAAGTATCGTTGTCATCCCAATCATAGTCACCGTCTCTCATATCTCTTCTCATAGAGTATAGTCTATCTCTCCAGTGGGCTGCATTATCGGCCATAAAGAACCCAATAGTTTTAGTATTGTATCTTTCTGATATATTGTTTAGCAAAACTTTTGTAGCGTCATATCTATTTCCTAGCTTGACCCTTTTTCCATCTATAATACCTTCGTAGTTACTCCAAGATGTATCTAGTTTTTTGTCTTGTATTTTGCGATCTTCTATAGCACCTATGCCGTTCGAATCACCGTCTGTGAAAGTAACTAAATTCATTTTTTGAACACCGTGCTTAATCTTAAAATCTTTAACCAAATGGTGTGCAACCCATAGCGCTTGGTTAAGAGGTGTAGAACCATATTCTTCGTATTTGCAAAGTGAATCCCAGTAATAGTTTGTTTTCATTCTACCGTACATGTGCTTAACTGCATCTTCGAAATCCTTTTTCTTGAAAGAAGAAGAACAGATGTGTGGCATAGATAGCCCGTTCATATGTAAGTCTCCATCTTTCGATCCTTTCCAAGCGGTTGCTAGCTTGCTAGGATTTGTGCTAGTAAACCCATAAACGTCAAATGGTATATTAACTGCTTTGCAGAATAAAACTAAGTGCAGAAGCTGATCCATAACGTATGGCATTGAACCTGACATAGAACCTGAAAAATCTACGACCAGAAGCATACCGTGGTTTTTGGCATCTGCTAATCTTGTAACCTGAGAGAATATATCTTCTGAGGTTTTGTAAGACCAAAGTTTATTAACATCGATACGACCAGTTTTAGCTGTTTGAGCTCTAGTGTATTGATAAGCAGCTTTTCTTTGTTCGAATTCTTTAACTGCAAAGTTAACAGCTTTTTTAGTAGCTTTTACGTATTCTTTGTAACCATCGTATTTTTGTAAATCAGTATCGCCTAGTTTAGCTCTTGCTTCTTTTAGTTTATCGTAAGATATAACACATGCATCTCTAACTTCTTTACTAACATCGTTAATAAGCGTTGCTTGTTCACCGTTAGAATTAGTTTCTATTAATGTAGATTCGGACCTACGAAAAGCTTCGTCAGTCTTAGAAACATCTTCTTCCGAATATGTAGGTTGGTCAGAGATAACACTATTTTCAGAATCACCTTCTAACGTATCGTCATCCGCAGATGAGGGCTCATCTTCGTCGCTACTAGAGCTTGAATTATTGTCCTCTTTGCGATCGTCTGAGTTATCCTCATCCGCAGAATCTGAATTTCCTGAAATCTCTTCTTCTTGTTCTTCTTCACCAGGTTGGCTTTCTATATCATCGTGACCCTGAGGTATAGGATCTTCGCTATCTTCTGGTGCACCATCTGAATCATTTTGTTCTGGTAATGGTTGTGGTTCTAGTAATTCTGGTTGATTTTCTTTTGTGTAAGCAAGAATGTCTTTTGCTAACTGTACAACATCGTCAAATGTTTCGGTTAGCATAAGTCTTTGGAAGAATACTTGTTCTTCTGCATTAAATGGTACGTCTGCTAAGTGTGCGAGTTTAGCTTTAATGTTTAGTTTATCTATTAGCTTAACTTCGTCCCAATCCATAGTATCTACATCGCCGAAGAAACCTTCTGCTTTTAAGACCTTATATCCACGGGCCATAGGACCAACTAATCCTGGATATATGTCTTTAATAAATCTTTCAATACGCGCATCTTCTACAACGTTAAGATAGGATCTTGGAGCACCTTCTAATTTTTCTGGGCTATCGTGCCATCCTTCGAAAGGAGTATGTAAAGCATGTGATACTTCGTGACCAACTAAAAGGTCATAAACATCTTTACCCATATCTTTCCACATAGGTAAACCAAGCACACGATCTTTAACATCAAACCAAGCGGTATGATAGTTTCCGTGCTGAATAGTGATGTTTTCCTTAGCTAAAAGCTTTGGTAGTATCGAACTTTGTAACATTAAAACTCCTTATTTTTTTAAAGTATAGGGGATATTATACCGTATTTTTGACCCCTTGAGAACCCCCCTTTCGTCACATTTTCGTGAATTTTCGTCAGAGTTCGTCAGCTTTTACAAACGATTAGATGTTTTCATTCCTTCTGCAAACACCTTTTTCGATGCACATTTAGGACAAAGGGTAGTACCATATATAAATGCAAAGTATAATACTGGGCCGATATACCCACATTTAGGCGTTCTGCATTTCAGATAATCTTGCTTCATTTATTTATTTATCTGATTTTAGAAAAGTTTTTAGCTTTAAAAAATTCTATTTTTGACCTAAACTTATTCTCTAGAACATCACCTTTATGTGATATAATAAATGTATTTGAATCTGAATCTAGTGTATCTAATATCTTGGTTAAAGATTCTACACCATCATGGTCCAGAGAACTATCAAACGTCTCGTCGAGTATTAAGAGATTTGTTGCTGCACTATTTTTTAGCTTGGCAATTTGTCGCCATGTAAAGAGGAGACTTAAATCTATTCTTTGTTTTTCACCCTCAGAAAACGATGCGTAATTAAAACTATC